GACGTTTGACCCGCTCTTGGTGCGATGGTGTGACCTTGCCAATGTCTACGAGTGGGTGCCAGAGGTCACGAATCAGTCAGGCGAACAGAAGCTCTCGCACGGTTCGTTCATCGTCACGGCCATCAATGCCCGGCAGGAAATACTTATTTGGACGGATACCGCGCTCTTTTCGGCGCAGTACATCGGGCCTCCGTTCGTATGGAGCTTTAGCCTTCTTGACCAAGACGTTTCTATTGCTTCGCAAAACGCGGTTTTGACCGTCAACAACGTGGTCTATTGGATGGGCCGCGACAAGTTCTTCATGTACTCGGGCCGTGTCGAGACGCTCCCCTGCACGCTCCGTCAGTTCGTCTATAGCGACATCAACTATGATCAGTTGAGTCAGGTCGTGGCTGGTGCCAACGAGGGTTATAACGAGATCTGGTGGCTGTACCCTTCTGCTAGCAGCGAGACTAACGACCGTTACGTCATCTATAACTACCTTGAGCGTATCTGGTACTACGGCAACATCAACCGCTCGTTCTGGTCAGGGCACTCGCAGCGTAACAATCCCATCGCGGCGTTCAGCATCCAGAAGGGCTACCTTGCCACGGCCATCAACTCATCGGTCACGACCATCTCGCTCACGGATGCCACGACGTACCCCAACTCCGGCACGGTGCAGATAGGCTCAGAGAAGATCGCCTACGCTGCCAAATCTGGTAGTACCTTGACCGGGTGTGTGCGAGGTTTTGACGGGACAACGGCGGCTTCGCATGAGCAGTACACCCTTGTGTATCTGAATGTGCCCAATCAAGCTCTGCTGCACGAGGTCGGGAACGACGACGCTTCCGTGGTTCCTGCGGTGCCTATCGAGGCTTTTATCGAGACCTCGGACTTCGACATTCAAGACGGACAGAGCTTTGGCTACGTCTGGCGCATGCTGCCTGACCTTAACTTCACGGGGTCTACCGGGGCGAGTCCGAGCGTGACCCTGACCGTGCGTCCTCGGCAGAATTCGGGTTCTAACTACACAAGCGCAGACAGCCCAGTCGTCACGCGCACGGCGACAATACCTGTGCAGCAATACACGGGTCAGGTCTATACCCGCGTGCGGGGTCGTCAGATGGCGTTCCGTGTGGACTCGACCGACCTTGGCGTTGCGTGGCAGATGGGCATGATGCGCCTCGATGTTCGTCCTGACGGCAGAAGATAGATGGGTACAGAGAACGTTGTCCCGCCGAATCTTCCCGTTGCGCCTGTTGACTATCAGCAGCGCTATCAGGATCAGTTTGCCAACGTGCTGCGTCTTTTCTTCACCCGCCTGACCAGCAAAGTCAACGCCCCGGTGCCGCATGGCTCGTTCTATGACACGACGACGCAGACGAATCCGGTGGCTTCTGCAGTCAATCTGATGAGGTTGAACAGTGTCTACGGCTCTAGCAACGACACTCAATACGCGATCAAGAAGAATACTGACCGTATCTACATCACGCAGACGGGTGTATACAACATCGCGTTCTCAGCCCAGTTGGACAAGACAGGTGGCGGTGCCGATAACGTCTTCATTTGGATACGGGTCAACGGGCAGAACGTTGCACACTCGGCTACCAAGATCGTCATCGACGGTCCCAACAACGAGATCGTGGCTGCGTGGAATTGGGTCTTGACCCTTGCCAATAAAGACTACATAGAGCTGGCTTGGCAATCCCCGGACACCGACGTTGTCCTTCTGGCTGTCCCTGCAAGTGGCAATATCCCTGAAATACCCTCGGTCATCTTGACGGTTTCGTGGGTCTCTGCGGTGAACCAACTGTGATACTATCTAACGAACTTACCCCGTGGGGGGCTGTATGAATCTGAACAATCCACAATCTATGGGTATCCCTCGGCAGAACCCGGCCTTTCCGATGGCCCAACTGCAGGATAATCACAGTAGCGGTATGTACAACTACAACCAGCCCACCGAAGTCGTCGGCGGATACGATGCTCGGATCAACCCCATGACGGGGCAGGAAATCCCTGAAGTGAACTTCGCCGGGGGCGGGTTAGCCTCGCTTGTTGCCTCGCCGTACCGCGACTCGGATGTGATGCAGGTCAAGATGACCCCCCGAGAAGTGGCGGGGTTGCAGCAGCTTGCGATGTCTTACGGGGCTACGCCGGAGGACCTGTACGACCCGGTGACGGGCCAGCCTCAGTTCTCGTTCCTCAAGAAACTCCTACCGACTTTGATTGGTGCCACGCTCAACACGTTTGCACCGGGCATCGGCAGGACGGTTGGTAACCTTATTCCGGGCCTGTCTGAAGCGGCTGCCAGCACTATCGGCACGGGTCTTGTGGTCGGTGGTGCGTACGGGCTTATCGAGGGCGATCTTAAGAAGGGGCTTGAGGCGGGGCTTGGCGCGTATAGCGGTGCAAACATTTCCGAGTCTTTGCGTGCTGCGTCGGTTGCCGCTGCTCCCGGTAAATTGGCCCCCGAGCAGCTAGATGAGCTCCGTAGAACAACCGAGGCAGCAAAAAGCCGCGCTGAATTAACCGGATTTGGGGAGAGTTCAGTGTCGTTGGCGATGCCCAAGGGTGCGCCGATTGGACCTGACCTGCAGGTACATAGCCTTATGAATCCGTCAATGACGAGATCCGAGGTTATACCTAGCTATGGCTCGCTGAGTGCGCCGCGTTCTACTTCGCTTGCTGAAATCTCTAAGTACATGCCCTCTGTGGACGTCATTACCGGCACCGGGCCTGTCGCTCCTGCCGCGCAAACCTCCATCATGGGCGGCATCAAAGGGCTCTTCACCTCCCCTGAGTCGCGCTCCGCCTTTGGTCAGGCTATGGGCGGTGGGTTTAAGTCCCCGTTCATGCAGAACATTGCCAAGACCGTCACGTACGGTGGTCTGGCGAACGCGCTTACCCCTGATCCCAAGAAGCTGCCTACAGGTGGCGCGGGTGAGGATTACATCTATATCCCCGGCGAGTTCAACCCGCTTTACGGCACGGGGCGTGACCAGCCCTATCAGTTGCCGGGCAAGTACTACAAGAAGACCCCGCAGGGCCTTGTGCCGTTCAATCCGTATGCGTTGGCTCCGGGCAGGTTTGCAGCAGCGGGCGGTGAGATTCAAAGTTATGCAGATGGCGGCGAGGTCGGTGTAGCGCCGCCCCGTGACCCGATGTTTGCTCAGCTTGGCGTTGACCCAAACGTTGCAGCGACTCGTGCGTACATTGAGGATCTGAACCGCCGTGCCCGTAACCCGGTTGTGGCTACGTATCCCGGCACGAGTGGGGGCTTTTACGGCACGCCTTTTGATCCTAGCAATTTTCCTAGCACTCCCGGTGGCGGCGTCGGTGGCGGTGGGTCGCTTACGGGCAGCCCTGCAGGGGATTTGATTGCCGGAGTTGGCGGGCAGTACCTTGCGCAAAAAGGCATCGAGAAGGGTCTTGGCTATGTGAAAGAAAATATTGGCGACCTAAGAGATAGGCTCAGTGCTGATGAACGCGCTAAAATTGGAAATAGACCTGTAGAAGTGACGCGGATTCCTGCCGCCGTGGCTGCTGTAGCTCCCAACCTTGTTCCTCCTACTACGACGCCTGCTGGAACGGCGGTGGAAGTGAGCGAGGCTGTTGCAGAGGGAGATAAAGTAGCGGAAGCGAAGTTAAAGGCAGAGGTTGATGCTGCTAGGGCTCCCCCCACTGCTACGATAGATCCGTACGCAGTCACTTCTGCCGTATCCGGACTTACATCAATTAACCCCGCGCTCGGGCGGGTGCGGTCCATAGGCGATGAAGTCGTTGTAAACGCATCTAGAGATGCCGCTTGGGACGCTGCTTATGATAAGGCCCTCGACGCCGCTAAAGAAAGCGGGCTTACTGGCGAAGCCGCAAGTGAAGCCGCAGGCAAGACTGCTGATGCAAGCACCTCTGGAATAGGTGCTTCGCTCAAGAATTGGGCTTTCAAAGATCCTAGCGCAGGGTTCTCTGGCGGGATTGGAAATCTGAAATCAGGTTTTACTCCGCCTACTACTGCTATGGGCACAGCTGCGGCTGCTCTCGGCGCGTATAACACAGCTAAGTCCATCGAAGCAGGTAAAGAAGGGCGTGCTGCGTTCGATGCGTTTATGACTGCTGCGCAATTTGGTGGGCCGATAACGGCTATTGCTGCCGCTGCTATTGCGGCACTCGGCGCTTCTATGGTCACCACGAAGGAGT